AATGTCACCTCAAATTCTGAGGGAGTTGGGTAGGCAGCCTTGTCGCGCTTGGCAGAGTCGACCAGGAAGATATACGTTTCGTCTGTTCCCTTGCTCAAGATTGTTTCTACGTCGTCCATATCTTTTATATATAGAGTTATTTATTACAAAAATTAGACACACGCATAAAAAATGTGTTAATAGTATATACACAATGTTGCTTGACATATTGAACCGGACCCCTGGTTTACTGTTCACCCTGATGCTTATAGCATTTGTGATTGGAACTATGGTTAATTCGATTATGGAAGCTAAGAAGGCAAATGATGTCAAAGCCGTGACAAAACCTTAAGTTTTAAAAATAATATTTGTTGTTACTATACAGTATGAAGCTAGTGCCATCCAGCCCCCTGATGTTCCTCGTGGTGATTGTCGTGATTTTCGCACTAGGTCTGCTCTTTGGCAAGATGTTCAACAAGAAGAAGACCGAGAAATTTGACTCTGTCATCCACGGCCTTCCAAGCACCGTGCAAGAGTTTGCCGCCAGCCCCAAGGTCCTCGCCCCCGTTCCCACGAACAAGGGAGTCACCACACATGACGATTGGTGTCAAAAGTTTAACTGTTAAATAAAACATAGTTTGTAAATTTCTTGTTTTTTATACGGTCTGAAATTGTTCTTCTGCTGATTCCGAGCATCTTAGATGCCTGAAGTTCGGATTCATATACAATACAACCAAGAATCTTATATACTTGTTTTGTCGATATGCGGTAAATTCAACTGTTAATCAAAAAAATATTTGATTACTAAAATGCAAATCTGGCAAATACTCGTAATTGTAGCACTGTGTCTTGCCCTCGCATACTTTCTGATGAAGGGCAAGAAAGAGCGTTTCACTGGTCAGACAATGTTCTTGGACACTCCTAGACTCCGTCCGGTGCTGCGCAGCAGAAATGACGAAACCATGGATGTGCTCGCATATTCTCTCGGCGGACTTGATGCACCAAAGACCAAGAAATGTTAAAGAAACACGGTGGTTATTTTGAAAAGTGTAGATACATCTTTCAAATCACAGCGGAAACTTTTTGTCGCGATATTTCCGTATAAAGGCTTCATCTTCATTTGCACGCGCAGCATACAATGGATTGGATCTTTTAAAGTAAATGCTTAAAACATTTATCCTTGCGATGAGTTTGTTTAGGCCATCTCTGGTTTTTCTGTCCGCAAATACTTTCTTCAGTGCTTTCCGTCTGGTATCCCTAGTATCCGATACATGATATCCATACTTTTCGAGAGAACCTTCGTGTTTCAGCTGTATCTTCACTTGTTTTTGCGCCATACATATAACAAACATTTTACCGTTTGTATTTCACACCATCACTGCGACCCGCTTGGCGGCTATTGACGCCAATAGAAGTCAACCACAGAATTGGTGGGTCTGGATATTTCTCGGACCTGATGATATCAAAGTTTCTATCATCGTAATAACTCCCGGGCACGCGTGTGAACTGCTGGTTTAGTTTGCCTGCGCCAAGGGTGTTTGTGAAAGTCTGGTCCACGGCATAAGGCGTTGTCTCGTACTTGGAGACGAATTCTGTCCTCAGCCTGCCTATTTCCTCGAGAGTCGGGACGCCGCAGAAAGAGGTATCTGCATCTGGGACAATGCGCTTCATAGGCAGCGTTGTCCAGGCGGGTTCTCCTCCTTCAAAGGCGTTCATGGGGATGCCTCCCGCGCCTCCTGGAATCATTCTGATCTGTGCTGCACGAATATTATAAGGTTCGGACAACCTAGAATCCATATTTATCTATGACAATATTTAATTTATGATTCGCTATACGCAGGAGTCTCCCTTGTATTTAGACCGGCGATGAAGCTTGTAGTTGCAGCTGCCAATGGAACATCGATTTGCTGCCATGTGTATGGAATTGGAGAAACATCGGTGATGAATGTGCGAGACTTGGTTCCACGAAGAGAAGATTCGAACCCGCGCACCAGGTCATTTGACTTGTCGATGTTGTAGAACTCGCCATCACCACGTCCCAGGTAAGGAGAGGTGCCCCACAGCTCTGTGTTGGTGTCTGCGAACCCGCCTTCAGACCGCCTGCAGGCACGAGTTGTCTTCTGCACCACAACATCGCCGTACAGGCGGGCTGCTTCGGTGGAGAGACCTATGTTTACCAGACCCCAGATTGCCTGGTTCTTGGCATTCGTGGCCTGGGTCTCGGTGGCGGTGTATTTGTAATTATAGGTGCTGAATGGGTTGTCTACGAGAGGGATCTGGTTAAACAACACACGGCATTTCTTGCATGCCTGTCCAATCCCCTTGGTATTCTTGCATACTTTGCAAGACGTCGTATTATTTGTTCTTGTCATTTATATTAAGAATATATAATATTTATTCATTTATAAACATACAACAAATTAACGTTTTGGCATACGAGCACGTCTTATCGGATCCTCAAATTCCCATCGTAATTGTTTGCCCTCTGGTGTTTTTCCAGCGTGTAAACGATCGTGATTAGCACATACTCCTGCTTTAGAATATCCTGCTAATTTTGCTTCCTTTATAGAAGGAAACCAAAGGACATAATTATCATCATTATCATCTTGGTCGAAAGCAACAATTGCAGCAGATATTCCATTTGTTGGCGGAGGTGGATCATTCCATTCACGTGGTGGGTCAGTGTCTCGTTGAGCATCAAATCGTCTATTGCCTATAATAAATTGTTGACATTTTCCATCTAAAACAGAAAAAATGTTTGTTTTGTTTGGTAATCCATAATAATTTGATGCTGCGGTCAGCGAAGGAAATGTATTATCAATTGTTTTCTTATCTATGTCCCATATTGTAATTGCTGTTGAAATACTGTCTTTAGGTTCTTGTAATTTTGGATCAAATGGACTGGTATCATTTATATTTTTAAACTGTATCCATTCGTTATATTTACGACTCCACGCCTGTTTAGTAACACCACTAACAACCCAATAAATTGATGTTCTTCCAACATCAAGAAAATCTGCGAGAACACTCATACACCCACAGGTTCTTTCTCCCTCTGTTTTTGAATACCAACGAATTGCTATTGCAGATGGATGATCTTCGCCATAACCACAACCCGAACCACCTTCTGTAAGATTATAACCATTAGGACCAAAGGAACCAAACTTTTTTATCCAATATTTCTCTCTAGCAAAAGCATCTTCTCTAGATAATCCACTCTCAATTACTTCATATACAAAATTTTCAAAACCATATTTTAGTATTGCTTTATGAAACAATGGTGCAGAACCATTTGTATTTCTATGCGCTAGTTTGCGACTATTTTCATCACTTGTCATACCTACATATGATTTATGACTTGGTGATACATATTTATAAACTATATTCATATCTGTAATGATTATTGACAAAAAATATGATTATATAAGTTTGTCGATATAAGAGTTTTCTGGATCAAATGACATTGGCAACTAACGCCCTGGCACTTGGTGCAATTCTTCTTGGGTGCTTGAACTCTTGCCATTTATATTCTAAGTATATTTTATTTTTAATCATTTGTTGCGAAATTTAATATGAGCGTTATTTATGAGTATTACATTTGCCGCCATATCGCTTGCCACCTTGGGTGCGCTCGTTTACAAGAATGCCGAACCACAAACATCAGACATTGTATCCTCGGTAAATGGTAAGACCTATAGAGTGAGGAATACAGGGAATTTGGAAAATGACCACGCGGCGGCAGATATGCTGGCAACTCTTGAGAACAGGGCGCGGAAGTTCATAGGTGCTGCAACCATTGCTTACCCCAAGGATGGCAATATCAAACGCATTAAGAAATACTGGACAGGGACAATAACAGAGATACCTCAAACCGAGACCATAGCATATGCCATAGAAAAGAAGGAACTGTATTTGTGCGTCAGGGATAGCACGGGGGTTGTTCAACAAGAAGATGATCTTCTGTTTGTCCTGCTCCACGAACTGTCACATATAATGAACCCGTCATACGGTCACGACGATTCCTTTTGGTCACAGTTCAAGAGGACGCTAGAAATTGCCAACAAGCTGGGGTATCTTCCTTTCAAGGACTATGATACGTATTCGGTGTCTGTATGTGGCAAGACAATCACATCAAACCCCATGACATGCGTGAAGAGAGGTAAATGCAAATCTGAGCTGGCCCCTATTCGGCCTGGGCAATGATCTCGAGAACTTGACTCGAGAACAATATAAAGAATGGTGTTTAAAAACTAATCACGAGCAGAAAAGTATGGCATACATTTTGAGGGGTCCTCTTTGCAAGTTTTTCCACGAGAACCATAAAGGAATTCAGCAAATGCTATGGTATCGGGAGCTGAAGTTGTTGAAGGCATAGTGGTGAACTGACGCTGACTGTTTTCAACTTCATATACATCATCGAGGTTGCGGAAGAGTCCTTTATTAAAGTTCTTTCTCATCTCATCTGCCACACCCGGGTCATCATAGCTGCAAGCAGGGGCCCTGCCTTCATCACCAAGAAGAGCTCCTACAGTTGCATTGGAAAAGGGGTTATTTGGCGTTGATGGGCTGCACGCTTTTCTTTCTCTTTTGACCGTGGTTGGTCTTAGGTTAGAGTACGATTCGTTCTTCGTTTTCTTTTTGTTTCCAAGGGCAAAGGCAAGGGTGATGATGACTACGATTGCAAGGCCAAGGACGAGGTACATAGGGTTGGACCTGATGAGGGCGACGGCGAGGGAGCAGTAAAAAACTAATCTGACGATTGCGTTAACTCTTTCGGCGTCAGATTGGTCCCTGCTTGGGATAATTTCTGACGGGCGTAGGAACAGTACCCTCACATTCTTGAACCATATAGGGTCCTGCTGAAGTGTTTCTGCAATCATTTATAGTAAAACTATATATTTTTAAAAACAAAAAACTTTGAAGGTCATTCAAAACCACAAAAAAATAAATATGTTATATGTTATTAAAGCATGGAACAAACAATGACACCAACCGATGTGTATCGTACAACATTCCGTCAAGTCTTATCAGATTATGGTTATGATACCCCAATCACGACAACTTTTGCCGGTCGCAAAGCTATTAAATCCGCAAAGAAGATCGCAAAGAAAGCTGCACGTCATTTCAAGAAGACTGGACAGGTACCAAGCTCTGCCGCTATTAATGGTCTTGCAGGAAGAGAAGCGCAACAGCAACAAATACCAATGATTATAATGTCCCAAGGCGGTGGCATGGGTGGTGGCATGGGTGGTGGCATGGGCGGTGGCATGGGTGGTAATATGGGCGGTGGCATGGGTGGTAATATGGGTGGTAATATGGGTGGTAATATGGGTGGTAATATGGGCGGTATGCGTGGCAACATGGGTAGCGGTACGAGCAACGGAAGAAGTATGTTTTCCAAGCGTCCTGGTAGTATGGGTTCCAAATCACCCATGGGTCGCCCAGGGGGTATGGGTTCCAAATCACCCATGGGTCGCCCAGGGGGTATGGGTTCCAAATCACCCATGGGTCGCCCAGGGGGTATGGGTTCCAAATCACCCATGGGTCGCCCAGGGGGTATGCGTCCAGAT